TTGAACTTCACCGCGTTCTTCGAGGCACTACCTGCAACCCACCGTTGAATTGCACCTTCGCGCGATACGGCAGCTTGCGGCCTGGTTTCTTGGCGCTATCAAGCTCTACGCCTTTGGCTTGCAGTAGTGCCTCGTAGAACGCGGTGAAGTTCAACCGGCCATCAATGAGATAACCGCAAGCGCGGACCATATCAGACTTGCTGACAGCACCAAGCTCCTTGACCTTAGCAAGCAGTTCAGAACCCTTAAGCATTATGTAGGGTAAATAAACGGACCAGCAAAGTATAGACAGAAAAAATCCCCCAAGCCCACCAAAGCTCAGGGGATTGATCCTCACCGTTTACAGTTTAGCCATATTTCTTGGCACCAATGCCATTCACCGAAAAGGTGAAGCTTGGGCTGGTGCCAGCGATGGTGTACTTCACACGCACATAACGGCGCGCTTCGTCCTTGTTGATCACAAGCTTCTGCGCAGATGCTGCATCCACCACTTGGGTAAAGGCAGCTCCAGTGATCGCGGCAAAGCTGCTGTTATCAGCAGAGTCTTCAATGGTTACATCCATCGTCGGGCTGGTGCCAGTGCCGGCGGCAGAATCCAGCACAAACACCACGTCACCGTCATACTGCTGCAGATCAATGCCGCTGGTCTGGCCAGTAGCAGTGCGGGCGGCAGTGGGATGCCCGGCGATCAGTTCAAGCTTTTCAAGCCCTTGTTGAATCAGTCCCATGATCAATCCTCAGTAGGTAGTTTGCATTCAGCCGCAACCTTTGCGCGGCGCTTTGGCTTCGGCTCTTCCGCTGCCACAACAGGAGTAGGAGCAGGAGCAGGAGCAGCTGCAATCGCCTTGCCGCTGCCGATCAGTAAATTGGCATCCGACTCGCTGACCTCAATAAAGGAGCCGGCCGCAACCGACTCCCCCGAGATCATGACTGGACGCAGGATCTCGATCCTCATGATCAGGTGCCGAGGCAGAATGCGCCAGGCTGCTTAACAGCCACATCCACGTCCTGCAGAGCAATCACGCGGACGGTGCCAGCGGTAGCACCAGCGTAAGGATCAACAGTCAGATCCAAGCCCGACCACATACCCATGATCATCATGGAGAAGTCACCGAACAGCGCATCGTTGTTGGTGAGCTGGTTGGACACGATCACGGGATAACCGTTGATCTCGTTATCCTCGAACACGAACATGCCAGTGTTAGTGGCTTTCTCGGTCGACTTCAGAGCACCGCGAGCAGCAGCGTTGATGATGTAACGCAGGCTGCCAGCATCAGCGTTTGCAGAAGCCACATCGGTTTCCATGCCGATGTACTCAGCAAAGGTGCCGTAAGTGGTGATGACCTGGCTGCCGATGCCGGTGGTGTTAGCCAGGCCCAGGGGTTGATTGGCGGAGCCAGTGCCGTAGATAGCAGCGCGGTCAAGCTCAAGAGCAATCACGCGAGCAAGATCACTGCGGATCATGCCTTCCACGTCGATGCTGGACTGCAGCAGCAGACGGCGGCTGTAATCCACGAATGCCCCCACGGTCTTGGGCGTCATGTTCACCTGATCAATCGCTTGCTGCGATTCAGTAGGCGAACCATTTTCGCCAACCCAGTACGCTGTAGCGGCCGAGTTTTGTCGTGGGATAGAAATGTTGCCCTGCAGGCCGGTCAGCATGGTCACGCCAGCCTGGGCCAGTGCCAGACGGTTGCGCAGCAGATCAATGAAGCTGCCAGCAAGCAGCTCATCAGCCACGAGGTTGCCGCCAGCGGTAGGAGTGCCCACCACTAGATCACGACGCAGCACCTCGTTCGGGATCACGATGCCGTTAGAGGAGCGCTCATATTTCTGAGCAGCAGCCTTGCCGACTTCAATCTCGAACTCAGCAGCGCGACGTGCAGAAGCGTCGCCGGGGTTAGCAAGATAGTTCAGCGCACGAGCGAAGCTGAACGAACGGGTCTCCTTGTCGGAGAGGCCAACGTCATTAGAGGTGACATCAGCGGTTTTGATTTGCTCCACGGGTTTAGTGCCGATTTTTTCAAGGACTGCCGCGCGAGCTTCGTCGATTGAACGGCCGGATTCAATCAGCTGGCGGCCAAGGTCGGCCATATCGTGCTTGTCGCACATTGCAGTAATGCCAGCGATGCGGGAGCGTTCAGCCTCAACGGCTTCGGCCCGCACCACTGCCAGATCGGGAGTGGGGTTTTCCATTTCAGGAATAGGATCGTGGTTTGGTGCTGCCGAAGCAGCTTGTTCGGTCTCAAGAGACCTGCCGATTCCGACACCCGGATCAGCCGGGATCGAAACCAGCGACACCTCGTAAGGTGACCACGCAGTAGCAATAAAATCACCGCTGCGCTCTTCCATCTTGTCGATGGAATAACCAAAGGAGACATTCCTGAGAATGCCATCCTTGACATCGCCCAGGATTTCCTGCGCGAAGGCATTGCGGCTGAACCGCACGCGCGCGTAACCGCGACGCTTCTTGTCGTCAATATAGGCACGTTCAACGACTCCGATCACCTTATCGGGGTCATGATTGAACAATAACGGCGCACCATCATTCAAGCGGCTTAGGTCAGCAGCCTCTACATCATGGTTCAGCACTTCATTGCCGAAGTAGCGCTGGACCGGATATTCGGAGCTGAATGGAAACTCAAATGTCCGATCCTCAACCACATCGAACTGTGTTGCTTCACTGCGGTGATACCGCTTACCTTCCATGAAGCGCAGCGCCGGGATCTTCTTCAGTGTTGATACCCGATGGCCAACCTTTACGTCCGATGCTTCCCAGCCGTCATCAGACTCCTGGTACACCGTAATCAGCGCAGCAGGATCTTCCTCGCTGGCGTTGATCGTCACGTCAGACCCTGGCACCTCAATGGCGCCTTCAGTTACGATGCGATCAATCCGTCCGCGTGCCATGCCGCCGGATGAATCCCATTCAACAAAATCACCGGCTTCCATTGATCTGATCACATTTTCCACAAGTCTACGCTCATCTGCGGATTCTTCAGAATCCATACGAGCAACCAATGCATCGCTCCATGTTTTACCCGGATCACCTCCCCATGCCGCCCATGCCACGCGACCGGGTGATGGGTATCCATCTTCACCGGGCTTAAAGCCTTCTGCTTGCTTGTCCACTTCATGCCGCGCAAACCATGCGCTCATCGTGCGGATGGTTTCATCACTCAACTCATCACCACTAAGGATCTGAGTTGCACGCGTTGCCGCAACATCAGTGCCGCCATCTCGGCCTTCTGCTTTCCAGTCTCGATACCGCTGCGCTTCTTCGCGCATTGCATCAGTCGGCATTGCCATCATCTACCTCCGGTGGCATTGTGTCAGGGAACGGCACAGGATCAGGCTGGGCCGAGCCGTTGCTGCTCACTTCACTCGGATCAGTATCAGTAACGATATTGCGCTCATCGAGCATAGCGAGTTCAGACTGTCGTGCGGTCAACGTCTCTTCAAGGTCGCCGCCTTGCGCGCTGATTACATCACCGAGTGTTTTGAAGCCACATCGAACGGCATCCTTATATGCGCCAACTTCTTTCTGCGGATCCACCCACTCCCAGCTGCGTGGTATCCACCTGCTAGCGCGATAGCGGTCTGGATTCATCTCGTAACCCGGCAAGTCAAGTTCACCGCTCAGCACAGCCATCTCAAGCCATGCCTCAAATACCTGCTGATGGAAGTTCTCGATAAAATAGCGCTGCAACACGCGGTAGGTGTCGCGCTCCTCAAGCAAGCTGAGCCGGCTGCTGCTGTAGTTGCTTTCAGAGAAGTTCTTGCTGATGCTTTCAAAGCTAGTGCCAATGCCAGCGGCTACCGCGCGCAGCATTGATCGCGTGAATGGCTCCAGTTGCCCATCGGGTGCGTTGAGATCAGGTACCGTGACGGATTCACCCGGTGCAAGGTACTTAAAGACACCAGGCGAAAACTCACTTACTCGATCACCTTCATACACTTCATCGCCAACCAGCTCACCTTCAGGTGACTGAATGAAACCCATCAATGCGCTACTGGCACGCGCACGCACAACCTCCGCTTCCTCATAGCCTTGCAGCATGTGCAGCCGCATTAGTGCCGACGCAAACCACGTCACACCACGCGACTGCCCAGGTCGTTCAGGCAGGAACAAATGAATCACATCATCAGCTGGTACGCGAATACGGCTGCGGTTATTACGTTGATACCCTTGATGTATATCGCCTGGGTGCGTTGTATAGAAGTGATAAGCAACAGGCCGCTCAAACTCATCTACCTCAACACCCATGCGTACAGTGTTACCCACTGCTGCCATCGGTACATCATCATCAATTAAATAATCAGCCTCAAGCACCTGCAGCGCAAATGGCACGCGTGAATCGCCAAATGGCCTGCGGATCAGTCGTATAAATACCTCGCCGGATTCCGCCAAGCTACGGCATAGCAGGCGTTCCATATCATGGAAGCAAAGGATGCCGCGCACATCACATCGGCTCTTATGGCTCCACTTGCGCCATGCGTCGTTGATGCGTGCATTTAGCGCTTCATCTAACTTGCCGCCACGTTGCATCCGAACCTGTGGCTGATGCTTAATGCCTTGGCCAATCACATTATTCTGAATACTGCGCAGTGCCTGGCGGGCGTAGTCATTGTCCCTGCACAACTGGCGTGCGCGGTTGCGCAGTGCCTTGATGCTGGACTTAATCTCTGCATCGGCACTGGTGCCACTTGTGACCCAATCAGAAGTCAGGCGATTGGCGCGTGCGCCTTGATAAGCGCGACGATGCCGGCGGATTGGCTCAAAGCCCAGCGCCTTAAATAGTCGAGTGCGGAGTCCCATGTCAGAATCTTACAAACAAATTATGGGGATTCCCGAGACCATTAGCCGCAAGCTGCGCTGCTTGCTCACGCTTCACCTGCGCCTTCAGCTGGCTTTCAAGCATGATCAAATCTTTCAGGTCGTATTTCGTTAAGCTTCGATTGCCGATACTGTACTGCTTAACCGCTCCGCCACTGATCAATGCGCGGATCGCAGCCTGCACTGCTGCTAGATCCTGCTCGGTCTGCGTGCGGCCATCAAATGCTCCTGGTGTGCCGCTGTAATCCAGCGCTGCCAGCACTGTGATCTGTCCAGCGCCAAGCGTGAGCTTATCGCTGCCGCTAGTGGCGATTGCCTGCCAGAACCATTGCCCTGCATCAAATGCAGCGCTAGTGGCAGCAGGTATCACAGCCTCCCATCCGGTTGCCGCAGCGGTAGCGACGATGATTGCACCTTCGCTTGCTGTATTGGTGCGGAGGTAATAGGTCAGCGCCCAGCTTGCGCTGGTAACTGCATTGCCGAGATTATCGACGGTCTCATCCGCACGCCATCGCACGGTGTCGCCTGCCCTGATTGTTGAAGGCGGCGCAATCACGGCGGTGCCTGTTGTTATCGACAGTCTAAACGCTACCAATTCGCCACGAAGCCACTAGCAGCTTGCGGTTGCTGCGTGCGGCGGCGGGGTGCTGGCTTGCCATCCTCCAGCTGTCGGCGCAGCTGTTCCCACATCGTCGCGCGGTTCATCCTGCGGCTGAAGATCAGCATTGCCGCGTAGCCATACACCGCGCAGTCCAGTGCTTCATTGCGATCACCAGCTTTTTTTGTCCACTCTCGAATTGGG